AATATCTAAGATATCTACAGTATCAAAAAATATAATCATAAGTTCATTTGAAGATTCCCTTTTCAATTCAGAATCAGACATTTTTGATTTTATTGAGTCTTTGCTTTCAGGTGACATAAGTAGGTCTTACGAAATGTTATCTGATATTGTTGATGCTTTTACTGATCAAGGTATGTTGCTTATACTTTTATCTCAGTTGCATTTTTTATTAGTAGTAACTAAATGCAAAGAAAGCAATATTTATGACTCTAATAAAGTATTAAATATCATTGAATGTAATGATATTCTTGGTAAATACTTGAGTGATGATTTTATTTATCCAGTATTTACTAAAAAGTCTCAAAACCCAATACGAATAAATATTGAATTAAGTAAAAGAAGAAATCTTACAAGCTCTCAAATATCTTCATATATTAGTTTAGTTGTTGATTGCATTGTAGACTTAAGAGACCAGGGAAATAGAAATATAGTTTTGCCTTATTTAGTGAGCAAATTCCAATGTGTATAATTTTCATATGTTTGATGACAAGTACACATACATTAATGATTTAGTAAGTAAATATCAAAATAATAAAGATAAAGAAAGTTTATTTTTACTATATGATTTTTATAAACCCTTATTTCTTTCTTCAATCAAAAGATGTATCAATAAAGACTCCAGGCTAAGTGTTCATCGCGAAGATTTATTATCTGAATGTATTTTTGTTTTAGAAAAATTAATAAATCAATATGATCCAGACTTAACTTACTTCTCTTACTTTTTATCTACAAGAATAGATATTAACTTACTAAGACATATAACAAGTAAGTTTATCAAAGAACATGAAGAGTCAAGTGAATCTATACATATAGAAGCAAGTTACGATCCATTCAATACTATCGACACAGTATTAAGTTTAGAGTCTGCAATTAAACAACTACCACAAGAACAAGTTGTAGCAATTCAAATGTATTTTTTTCAACAACTTGACCAAAAAGAAGCTTCCCTTATGTTAGGGATAACACAGGGAGCATTTTCAAAAAGACTTTCAAAAGCTCTACAACAACTAAAAACCATTCTTGGTGACGATTTCTTATTTGACTAGGAATATATTTCTCTTTTTTTTGTATTATGTAATTATGTTCCAGTAATCCCTTAACGCTATTAGTACGTCTAAGGGATATTTTTGATTAACGGGAGATAGTAACAGTGGCCATTGACAACTTTTCCGATGATATTATTTACAACTGGCGCAATGAGCTAAAATCACACCATAATGGTGTTTATGTCATTGCCAGTTCACAAGCTCAAAAGCTTAAAAATCAAGGTTTCAATAAGTCAGAAGTTGTTGAGTTATTAGCAGCAGATAACTATGATTTAGATTTAGTTACCAGAGTTGCTTCTAAACTTTTCGATACAACTCAAGAAAATATTGAAAATTCAGCAATTGAAGTTGCTGTAGTTCCAACAAAATATTCAGATTGTTTGCCTGTCATTGAAAGATCATTGGCCAAATATTCTGCAAGAGAATTTGCTAAAAAATTATGCTCAGGATCACAATCTATCATCAAGACTGATGAAAAGGGTTTCTCATTCTGGCAAAGAGTTGCTGAAGTGGCTAAGGATACAAAGAACCCTAATCATTTACACACAGCATTAAAGCCTTTTATTGAAGAGACTTTACTTAATAATGTTTTAGTTGCTCAATCTCAAGAAGCTGAAATCAAAACTGCTTCCAAAAATAAATATGTTATTTCAACAAATAAAGGATCTGCTGAAGTTGATTTATCAAATGCAACTTCTACAAGCAACAAATTTATTGAAGGAAACTATTCTGATTTTGGTTTAGCTGATGAATTTTTAATCAAAGTAGCCGATACTGTTTCTCCTTACCAAAGATTGAAAAGAGCTCTTAAAGACTAATAAATAATATTTCTGCCTAAACAAGCCGCTTTTTAAGCGGCTTGTTTAGCTTGTATAAGACTTAAAATGGAACAAAATAAAGAGATTGTTGATTCACTAATTGTAAGTGATAGTAATCCTAAAAAACCCTCTAGAATGTTCAGGGATTTAAAGGAAACTGACAAGCCATTAAAGCCACTTCCTGCTGATAGTATGAGCGATATTTCTTATCCTCAGTTTATTGAGCCAAGATGCGCAATTTGTACTTCCCCATTTAGAGATCGCCTTGAACACGTTTACTTAGATTCTGGGCGCAAAAATCAATCTGTTATCAGATTCTTTCAAGAGTATTTTGATGCACAACTTAACTGGATGCAAATTAATACTCATATGGAGCAACATTGCGACTTAAAAAAGATATCCACATCAGGGCTTAAAAATTATGAACAAAGAGAAGAGCTTATTGCTCCTTGGATATATCGCGAACATCAATTAGCCCTTACTGCTTTGCTAGTAGAATTAGACGATGTAAGAGGCATTGATTGTTCTAAAAACAATGAGATGAAACTTAAGAGAGCAGCAATGGTGGAAAAATTAATTTCCAAAATACTGCATCTCAAAGAAGTAAGAGACAATCAAGGTATTTACAATATTAATATATTTGAAATATTGGCAAAGTTACACGAACAAATGGAATCAGAAAACGATAAAAGAAAGATTCGTGAAGAAATACAATTCTTGAAACAGCAAATTCAACAAGATAATTAATGAGAAAACCAACACAAGTACAAAAATCACCAACAGAATTAAGAAATCAATTACTTCAACAAGCCAATTCTGTTACTGCATTATTTAAGGACACTGAATATGCTGAAGATTTTGTTGATGAAATTGCTCCCTCTACACGGTCAGAAGTAGCCCCTCCGCTAAAACCAGCTAAAGATAGATTTAACCCTGATCAAATTGTTGACATTATAACTTTTATTGAACATCCATACTTTTGTAACTTAAAACCTTATCCTTGGCAAAAACTTATTCTAAAGTGTTTTTATATGGGCCAAGAAGGCAATACTAATCTTGTAATAAATGAATCTGATAATCAAGAAGATTGCAAGGGATGTGTTTGGGATTATGTTCAAAAGAATGAGAATGAATTCTTAAAAGCTCGTTCAGAAAACAGACAATTTAAAACAATCTTTAATGTTGTTAATTCTCCTTGTTTGCAATGTAAGCGTCTAAACAATGATGTAAGACAAGAAAGATATAAATTTGCCAAAGATGAAGCTACAAACCCAGATGCTGAAAGACAAGTAAAAATATTAGAAGCTAGACCAATCATTGATGGTTTTCAAAGTGAGTTTGATTTACTTTATTCTGAAGAATTTGATCCAAAATTAAGAATGCAAGTTCAAGAGAAATGTAGTAAAAGATACAAATTTGAAGAATTAGTTTTAGTGCTTGGTAGACGTTCAGGAAAGTCATTCCTTGTGTCTGCTATGGCTCTTTATGAATTGTATAGATTAATCTCAATGGGTCATCCTCAAGCAAGATATGGCCTAATGGAATTTGATGAAGTTGTTATTCTTAACGTTGCTCGTAATGAAGAACAGGCTAAAAAAGCAATCTTCTCTAAAATCAAGCAAACAGTTTTAGCTTCTCCATTTTTTGCACCTTATATCGGCAAAGATACAGAGCTTGAAATGAGATTCTACACTGAACACGACCGAGAAGAGAATGTTAGAAGAAAAGAGCAAAATATCAATCTTTTTGCAGGTTCTTTAGTTTTAAGATGTGGTTCCAGTAATGCATCAGGTCTTGTTGGTTTAACTTGTTGGACGATCATTATGGACGAAGTTGCTGCTATGGCTGGAGATAATCCTGAGTCTGGTGTTGACTATGCTCTTTATGATGATTTGAAACCATCTCTTGCAACATTTGGTAAAGATGGAAAAATGATGCTTCTATCCAACCCTAAAGGTCCTCTTGGGTTACTTTATGACTTACACGAGAACAGACAAGAAGATCCTACTACGCTTGTTATGAGACTACCAACTTGGCTTACTAATCCAAATATTGATAAAGAATGGTTAGATGGTCAAAAGAAAAAAGATCCACAAGAATTTCAAATGCAATATGGTGCTGAGTTTGGAGCATCATCATCTGATCCAATGTTTAACTCTGAAGACATTGACAGAATGTTCTCTTCAATGTCTATGGTAAAAAGAAAAGAACAAGCAGAAGGACATTTTGAATATTTCTGTCACTTGGATCCCGCACGTACATCTGACTATTACGCCCTTGTAATTGCTCATACAGAAAATATGTATGGTCAAATTGGTCCTGATTTTCAGCCATTAAAAAGAGTTGTTATTGATCACATTCATTTTTGGAATCCAAGAACAAAAAATCAACCCGTTAAAGAAAAAGATGTTGAAGATTATGTAATTGAATTGCATAGAAAGTTTAAATTTAAACAAGTAAGCATTGATCAATGGAATTCACAATCCTCTCTTATAACTTTACAATCACGAAGAATTCCTATCGTAGAACGTCAATTCAATAAAGAATATAAAGAAAAAATTTACACAGAACTTTCTCAATTAGTGCGAGATGACCGAATTGATATTTATGATTTATCTGGTGGAGAATATCGAGATCTAGATAACAGACTTATTACCTTAAACGAAGTACAAGAAGCAAAAATTCAATTTCAATTTCTACAAAAGAAGTGGAAAGGCAAAAGATATTACATAGAAGCACTTTCTGGCTATAAAGATGATATTTGCGATGCTGTTGCTGCTGTAGCTTATGAATGCCTTACTTCTAAAATTTTGATTAGATTGCCAAGATCAAAAATGGTTAATTTAAACCGAAGATAAAGGTAATTATTTTTATTTATAAGAACAATTCATTATGTCTAACAATATCAGAACAGCACAATTTGGTGGTGTAGGCG